CTTGGCACAGGCGGAGACCCTGCTGCTATTCAAATCCTAGAACTACCCACGCTTAAACAAGTGGGCGAATGGCAGCACAATAAGACCCCAATACAACGTCAGGTGGTTATCATTAAAGAAGTTTGCCAATATCTTTATGATATAATTGGAACAGAAAATAGCATCTATTACAGCGTAGAAAATAACTCATTAGGCGAAGCTGCTTTAGTGGCAATCAATGAGCTAGGCGAAGAAAACATACGCGGTATATTTTTAAGCGAGCCAAAGCGTGCCGGTGTTTCCCGTAGCACACGCAAAGGATTTAACACTAGCAATAAAACTAAACTAGCAGTATGTGCTAAATTTAAAAGCCTGGTTGAGCAGAAGAAAATACACATAGCCAGCAAGAACTTGATCAGTGAATTGAAAACATTTGTAGCTGTTGACCATAGTTTTAAAGCTAAACTTGGTGAAACAGACGACCTAGTTATGGCTATGTTACTAGCGGTACGTATGATACAAGCATTACAAAACTTTGATTCACAGCTTGATGAGCACGTAAAAGACATGGATGAGTACATACAACCAATGCCGTTCATAATGTCTGTGGGCTAAATATAGAATAATAGGTAAATCTATGCGTGAATTAGATAAAATCGCTGAAAAATTATTTGATAAAATCCGAACACGTTTCGAGAACGTGAATCTCGGTGATGACAAAGTAAAGCAAACCGCTGATCCCGAAAAAGCACGTTTCTTTAATTTTGACTACATTGGTGCCAATGGCAAGAATTTTGGCAACGTAACAATTAGCATTGTTGATGAAACTGGTCTAAAGATTTACTTTAGTAAAAACATTACAGATGCATTAGAAGATGAGGACCAAGACGAGTGGTTTGAGTTCTTAAAAAACATTAGAAAGTTTGCTAAAAGCAATATGCTTTCTTTCGACGTTAGAGACATTAACAAGAGCAATTTAGATCTACGTGACCTTAAGCAACAAAGCAAATCAGATTCTACCTTTACAGACAAGGACGTTACAATGACTGAAAGTCGTATGTGGGGCACAAGTCGTAGCAGCTACCAAGAAATGGGTCCTGCTAAAATTATTGTTAGACATAGTTCCAATATCAATGACGATGTACACGGAGCACGTAGCCGCAACATTGAAAGCGTATTCATTGAAAACCACATCGGCGAGCGTCGCTTATTAGATTTTAAAAACCTACATGGTGCTCGTGCAATGGCACGCCATGTTAGCGAAGGCGGTAGCATTGATGATGAATTTGGTAATCACATAACTGAGCTAGTACATGAGATGAGTGCAATGGCTCACTTTGTACGTGAAGCCAAGCGTCGTCAATTTGAAGACGCAGAAACAGACCAAATGGCCAAGGCCGCTGTTGGACGTTACGGCGAATTAAAGAATCAGTTAAGACATCTTGGTGGTCGCCGCGGCTACGATAGTTATAAGATGGACTACACACCAGCTGAGTCTGTAGAAGAAGTAGTTGATGTAGATGCACTACGTGAACGCTTTGTTAAGAAGATCTATGATGATAGATTTACCGAAGCACTACCATATGTATATCGTGCGTTCAAGGAACAGCAACAACGAGTTCATACTCCTATGGGCGAAGAGTTCGAAAACTGGGCCAACGATATATCTGAAGATAGTTTCGAAAGTGACGACCAAGAGCGCCAAGTATTAGAAAAACTAATGAGCAAGCCTTTGCAAGTTGGACAAGATGGACTGGACGCACAACACGCAGTAGAGCCATTATTCAGCGATGAAAGTCTAATTGATGAGCTAACCAAATTGGCACATGCCAATGGCCCAGACGCAGATGCACGCCAAACTGTGCTAGATTGGATGAAACAAAATGGAATGAGCATTGTTGCTGGTGAGATGGAAGAAAAACTAGCACAACAAAATCCAGCTAGTCCAACTCCACCTGCCGTGGCAGCAGAACCGGCTGTACAACCAACTGGCGTAACCACAGACGCTGCACCAGTTGCCGAGGATGCCGATTTGGCCTACATGAGACGGTTAGCCGGCCTGTCACGCTAATCCAAAAGTAATCTTACCAAAGGCACAATTATTTGTGCCTTTTCTTATTGCGATCATAAATACTATTGTTATATACTAGCAGGGTGCTAGAATATATCTAGGCATTAAAAAGACCATCTTAATTTATAAAGGACATTTATCATGGCAATGACATTAGCAGAAATTCGTGCAAAACTACAAGCAAATGAAAACCGCGGCCAAGGCGGTGCAAGACAAGGTGACAGTGCAATCTACGCACACTGGAACATCCCAGAAAACACCACATCCCGAGTAAGATTCCTCCCCGACGCAGACAGTAAGAACTCGTTCTTCTGGGTTGAGCGTGCAATGATTCGACTGCCTTTTGCTGGCATCAAAGGCCAAGCAGACAGCAAGCCAGTTGTGGTTCAAGTACCTTGCGTTGAAATGTACAACGATGGTACAGCCTGCCCTATTTTGGCAGAAGTACGTACCTGGTTCAAAGACCCCAACCTTGAGGAAATGGGTCGTAAGTACTGGAAAAAGCGTAGCTATTTGTTCCAGGGCTTTGTACGTGACAATCCTCTTAGCGACGACAAAACTCCCGAGAATCCAATTCGTCGATTCATCATCAGCCCACAGATCTTTAACTTGATCAAGAACGCATTGATGGATCCTGAAATGGAAAACCTCCCAACTGACTACCAAGCCGGTCTTGACTTTAGCATCAAGAAAACCAGCAAAGGTGGTTATGCTGACTACAACACTAGTACTTGGGCACGTAAAGAGAGTGCTTTGACTGCTGATGAAGCAGCCGCAGTTGAACAATTTGGTTTGTACAACTTGTCAGACTTCTTGCCAAAGAAGCCCGGTGAAGTTGAACTCCGAGTTCTTAAGGAAATGTTTGAAGCCAGTGTAGATGGTCAACCTTATGACCCGGACCGTTGGGCTAACTACTACAAGCCTGCAGGCTATCAAGGCGGTGCTGGTAGCACTGGCAGTGACGACGAAGTTGCAGCCAAGCCTGTTCCAGCTAGCAAGCCAGTAGTATCTAATATGGCTCCTCCTGCAACTACAACTCGTGCCAGCATTGAAGAAGATCCTCCTTTTGATGCCGACGAGCCTGCCGAAGCAACAGCTCCGGTACAAGCCAAGCCTTCTAGCCAACGTGCTGAAGACATTCTAGCAATGATCCGCAATCGTCAGAAGTAATTCGACTATCCGCGGTTGTCTTAAGAGAGTAAGGTTTCCGCGGCTTTACTCTCTTTCTGTGTTTTATAAGGAATAATAATTATGGGAAAACCATTTGACGTCTCTAAATTTCGTAAAAGTATTACTAAAAGCATTGACGGGATCTCCGTCGGCTTTAACGATCCAACAGACTGGATCTCAACCAACAACTACGCTCTTAACTATCTTATTAGTGGCGACTTTAACCGCGGTATACCGATGGGTAAGGTTACAGTGTTTGCTGGAGAATCTGGTGCTGGCAAATCATTTATCTGTTCGGGGAACTTGGTCAAGAATGCTCAACAACAAGGCATTTATGTCATTCTTATCGACACTGAAAATGCTCTTGATGAAGCGTGGCTACACGCCCTCGGAGTTGATACGAGTGAAGACAAGCTACTTAAACTCAACATGGCTATGATCGATGACGTTGCCAAGATGATTTCGGAGTTTGTTAAGGAATACAAAACACTGCCAGAAGACTCACGTCCTAAGGTATTGTTCGTACTAGACTCACTGGGTATGCTTTTAACGCCAACGGACGTCAACCAGTTTGAAGCTGGTGACTTGAAAGGGGATATGGGACGTAAGCCAAAGGCCCTGACTGCGTTGGTGCGTAACTGCGTAAACATGTTTGGTGATTTAAACTTGGGCTTGGTGGCTACAAACCACACCTACGCAAGCCAGGACATGTTTGATCCGGACGATAAAATCTCCGGCGGACAAGGCTTTATCTATGCGAGTTCTATCGTTGTTGCTATGCGTAAGCTCAAACTCAAAGAGGACGAAGATGGCAACAAGATTTCGGAAGTCAAGGGTATTCGTGCTGCCTGTAAGATCATGAAAACTCGTTACGCTAAACCTTTCGAATCGGTACAGGTTAAGATTCCATACGAAACTGGTATGAATCCCTACAGTGGCTTAACTGACTTGGTTGAAGCAAAAGGCATGCTCAAGAAGGAAGGCAATAGTTTGGTTTACACTACCGCAAGTGGCGAAGTTATTAAAAAGTTCCGTAAGGGTTGGGAACGCAACGACGACGGTTGCTTGGACACAGTAATGAAAGATATTACTGCGAATCCTCACGCCATAAGTAGTGAAGTACAACCAGAAGAGGAAGCCGTAGAATGAGCATTGAAGTTGACGTTTTAAGTGAAGCATACGTTATTCTTAAGCAATATATTCCCGTAAAGGATCGCCAAGAAGCTGCCGACAACCTTATGAGTGTCATGGTAGACTTCCTTAGCGATGAGGAAATCAAGGACTTTGGTGGCACTGATGCTGCCTTGGGCCGTGCGTTAAAAGAATACGTCGGTGACACTGAAGACGAATACGACGACGAATACGACGAATAATGTGGTATAATCGTGTTGTTGCTAACCTGGGAGAGATCCCAGGTTTTATCTCCTATTTTGAAGGAGAACTGGCTGCGGCAAAAAATGAGATTACCATTCGCGGTAATATCGAACGTGCCACTGCTAACCTGCCCGGTCTTACCGAGCATCGCTTTAATCAATTACAAGAAATTGAAGCAGTTTTAAACTATCTTAACATACAACTACGCAAGATTCGACGAAAGCACTTCCAGAAATATTTGGAAGGGTATCAAAGAGCCTTAAGTAGTAGAGATGCTGAAAAATATGTCGACGGCGAAGACGAAGTTGTAGACTTTGAAACCATTATTAACGAAGTAGCATTGTTGCGTAACAAGTGGCTAGGAGTTATGAAAGGTCTTGAATCTAAGAACTTTATGCTGGGACACGTAGTTCGTTTAAGAACTGCGGGCATGGAAGATATTACTATTCAATGAACATAAGAGACCACGCTGAACGATTATTAGAAGAATTCGACTATTGCATGAAGGCTCGTCCCCGACACAATGCAGTAGATGTGCAACTAGAAAAAGACTCAGTTGCTAAATGGGCTTACCATTTAAATAGTCAAATAGCGTGGGGTACAGACAATGACATAGCCGAAGCCTGCCATCA